CTGGAACACTCTGAATGGCCTCGATGTCACTTCAGGTAGCCATCACGGATTCCTTGAGACGCTGGCTGTTGGCTCTCAAACCAACGTCGTTGGTAGTGTCGATAAGGGCTCCTACACTGGAAAGACCGGTTGGCAAAACCAGATCTTTGATGGTGCTGGTTCCTTCAACTCGAACGGTCTTGCTGGCCTGTACGACATGAAGGTTGAGATTGCGTCCGTGTCTCCGAATGGCGACCCGAACGTGATTCTGGCTTCTCGCGCTGGCTTCAAGAACCTCAAGCGGGCCCTCTCGGCTCACGAGCGGTACGTTGACCAGAGCAAGATTGATGGCGGTCGTCTGGTCGAGTACTGGGACGGTGTTCAGATCAATGTTGAGCGCAACATGCCCAACGCTGGTGGAACTCCCGGTACCACGGCTGACCCGGTCAGCTTCTACATGTTGAACCTGAACGACATCCACTGCCTGTGGGATCCGAAGGGCTACTTCGACCTGTCCGACTTCGAGACTGTGTCTGGTGAGTACGACGTTCGCGCCGCGAAGATTCGCGTCCGTGGTCAGCTTATCGCCAAGCACCTTGGTTCGAGCGGTCTTGCGTTCGACCTGGAAACCTTCTAAGTCTTCTTAGATTGGGTGGGGGCTGTGTTGGCCTCCACCCACCTTAAATGCCATAGAATCAAAAGAGGGAGGATATCATGGCAATCCACAAGATTGATGGTGTTGATGGCACCTTAAACTTTCCAAAGAAGTTCGTGACGTTGCTCTGTAATGGTGCAATTACTGCTGGTCAGTGGGTTTCTGTTGACATTTCACTGACCACCAATGGTCTTGGTGGGGCAGTAGTCAAGGCCCCCGCTACTGCCAATGGTGCCACGATGGTTGTCGGCGTTGCCACTGAGACAACTACAGCCACTGGCAATGTCAAGATTCAGACTGCTGGGAAATATGAGAATGCATACGTTCTCAACGCAGTCGCTGCTGGACTTCTGGATCTTGTGGTTGATACAACCGCCGGTTCAGCAAGTGCCGCAGCAGCCGGGGATCTTGTGAGCCCATGTGGTTGCACACTTGAGGCCGCTTCTGGCAACTTGGCTGATGTCATGATCTACGACAAGAACATGTTCTAAGCCATTTTCGCTACCGGGCCTCGCGCCCACTACCGGCAGGCGGGGTACAATACCTTGTCTGCCGGTTTTCTTTTAGGGGTGTGCCATGAATCTGCTTGAACTGCGCCAAGAAATCAACGCTGCCTTGGACTACAACCCGGACTTGAAGCAGTATAGGGACATTTCGGCAAGGATCATCAACCGGCACTATCTGCAGCTTTCTACGCAGTACCCATGGTTGTTCCTTCACAAGAACTACAGAATGACCTTGCGCGCCGATATTGAAGGCGCTTCCAGCACTCAAATTCAAATTGGTGACGCAACTGAGGCGGTTGCCAACACGAAGGTGTTCCCAGTCGGGGCCAACCAATGGCTTCAGACTCCTGAGATGATGGGCAACTATCTTGTACTCAAGGAGTCGATAAGCCAGCTATCGGCAAGCGCTGGTCATGGTGGGTACTCCTCTGAGTATTTGATTACTGGGCTGTACTACTCGGAGAGCTATGACCCCGCAGGAGAGGGTGGTGGTGACTACATCAATCGGTACAATGTGACCGATGTAAATAAGCCTGGAACCACGGCTCACTATGTTGTTGTTGACCGTCCGATTATCGACCCATCGACGCATAGCGCTTCTGGTAGTGAAACAGCACCCACAATCACAAAGGTTTCCATTGACGAGTACACCATTGAGTTCCGTCGCTATTGGTTGCCTGGTGACTGTATGGAGGTTCTTGGTATTGTCGACCGGGGGCTAACCACTCCAGTGCATACGGAAGATTCAGCGGGAAGCACGTCAACGGCAACGAAGACCGCCCCAGAGAACGGCAGGATCACCTTCCTTGACCACCGCAAGGAGGAGTTTGTGTACCTGGATAGGGACAACTCGGGTGACCCTGTATTGGCGATTGAGGATGAACCGATGTTCATTCACCCGCCGCCTGGCCCGATGTCTCTGTCTCAAGCTTCAAGTAATGAGGTGGTCCCAGCAGAAACCGCGATGGAGACTGGCTCGACCTATGAGTATTGCTACACGTTCTTGTACTGTGGAATCGAATCGCCGCCGTCTCCGGTCGCAAGTATCCGCCTGACTGAGCGGGCAGCGGTCATCATATCGAACCTTATGGACACCCGGTCGGTGTATCCCGACTATGACACCTTCAACTCTGTGGGCGTGGCAGTTCCGTCTGACCAGCCTTCTGGGATGTACAAGAGAATCTATCGCCGGAAGGTTGATGGCAGTGTCTCAAACATCCACCAAGGCTTCCAGCGTTGGCATCATGTTGCTGATGTGGCTGAGGGAGCCGGTGTAGACCCAAGTTCAATTCTGTATGACACTGGCCGAAAGATTCGCGGCTCTACAACAACACCTACGGTTCACCTTGTAGAACCAACCAATCTTGGGTGGCCTGGCAGTGACCGGTCGGCAAATAGTCGTTGGACCTACCATGATGGTCAGATGCATAAGCTTCTAATCTTGGATGAGGCTGGTCCAAGAAAGTCTATTCGAATGTACCGGCGTCCTGCTCAAGACATGGACATCGATATTCGATATCTGCGCCGACCACGCCGACTGGTTGCGGATGCTGACACTCCTGAGTGGCCTCCCCAGTTCCATCATCTTTTGGTGTACAAGACTCTTCAAGACATCACCATGCAGCATGGCATGACAAGTCATTCTCAGCTTTACGAGAAGCGGGCGAAAGAGCTTCTTGATCGTATGCGCCAGAAGCATCTTTCTCGACCTGATAGACTGTATGTACGCAGCGGGTTTGACCACCCAACCTACGAGCGCGAGCGTTGGGGAGTTCCTACTAAATCATGAAGACTCAATCGTTCGTTCTTTCACGCATTCGTGGTGTTGACCTTCGGTATCAGGTTTCGCCTGATTCTGCGTCTGACATTCAAGACATGCGTTGGACTTTGAATGATTCTTGGACATCGTGTGGTGGCTTCAGGCCCGTAACGGTTCCATCTATCGGGTACTTCCCGTGGTCAACGATGTCTGCGAATATTCTTCCTGAGTTTTTGACTCCGAAGGCAGAGGTTTCCGAGCCTGGTGGATTGTTGGGTGGGGCGGTTGGCTCTGCTTCTGGCACTGGCGCTTCAAGCAACAATGCGAAGATTGAATCACTTCATTGGTTCTCACAGCACAATGGTGCCCGCCAGTGGCTCATTTGGGAAGATAGCGATGGGAGGCTGCAGCGTTTTCGTGGCAGCACACCAGACGAGCCCTATGTAAGCTTGACCGATAGGGACGGTAATACCTGGAACGGAACTGACCGCTCTCGGTATGTTCGTAGAACACCTGCGGCTGGCACCCAGGGAACCGTGTGGGGCGGCAGGATCTACATGATCAATGGGAATGATGAGCCTATTGTGTTTGATGGTCGGGTGACTGCTACTGCTGGGTATCGTCGGTCCCCTACACCGCCGTCTGCTGAGTTAGTTTTTCGAGATTTTGATGACGAGGAGACCTCGTACTGGCTTGGCACTAAGCTTCGAAATCAAGGGCTTGGCTCAAGTTACCCATTTGATACTGGTGATGGCGACGGAAAGCTTTGCGGCTACAAGTATCGAGTCACGTATGTAAATCGACGTGGCCAAGAAAGCGCGATGTCTGAATCAAGCAATATCGTTCAGTTCGAGTGCGGTGATGGCGGAAAGAAACGATTCGTCAAACTGATTATTCCGACAGGAAACACAGAGACCGTCGCTCGAAAGATTTATCGCACAAGAGACATCTATGATGAGTTTGGGCAACCGACTGACAGGGACTATGGGTACAACTTTTACCTTGTGAAGGAAGTTCAGGACAACATCACCACAGTCATTGAGGATGGTGTGAGCGATTCCAACCTTGGGTCTCTTTCAGACCCTGAGGATTTTGGGCCCTGGCCAAGGCAGGCCAAGTTTATGTCCAGCTTCAAGAACACAATGTTCTTGGCTGGAATGCCAAACAATCAAATCAGGTTTAGTGCCCCCGGAATGCCGGAAGTCTTCCCGATGAACAACCTGTTTGACATCAGCGAGGGTGATGGCGGTGATGTGACCGGGATGTATCCAACCAAGAATGCGTTGGTAGTGTTCAAGCGGAGGGGGGTTTACCTAATCAAAGGTGACCCTGTTAATGGGTTCTATGTTCAGACTTTGACGAAAGATATCGGCTGTGTTGCTGCAGATAGCCTGGCCGAAGTCCCTGGTTTGGGTCTTGTGTTCTTGTCAGAATCAGGAATATTTGTACTTGAGGGCGCTCTGGAAAATACAGGAACGCCCACCGGTATCACTGAAATGAGTGTTCCAATCCGCGAGTGGTTTGATGGCTTGTCTGACGCGGCCTTGGCTGGTGCTGTTGGTATCGTTTATCATCGTGACCGTGAGTTTTGGCTGTGTGTTCCAAATCTTGGTGAGGTAGAGAACACGGTTGTGTTTGTCTTTCACTACGCTGTTGGTGCGTGGAGCAGAAGATTTAGTGTTCCAGTCAACTGTGCTGTAGAGACTAAAGACCATCGCGGGTATCTATTTTTCGGCAGCGGAGATGCTGGCGCGCGGCCTGGCATCCATGTGTATACCCATTCTGAGGTTAGAAAGGGTGTTTACTGGGGGCTTTCGGATTTTGAAGAGCTTTCGGATGAGTCACTTTCTGGCTCTCTTATAGTGACGCCCAAGTACCACACATCACCGCTAAGCTTTGGCAGCGTTTATCGCAGCATTCAGCCCGCGTATGTGAATGCATATTGTGTGGCCAGAGGTGACATAGACCTCGGCTTGAATGTTGGTGTGAATAGGTCTCTTAGTAGGTCTTTCCTGCAGGATAAGGTCAAAAATCAGACTGACCTGATGCGCCCACAGGATGTATATACCCCCACTCTCGCGTATGATAGCACTACAGTATGGGGAAACTACCAGCCTATGCCTTTCAGGTTTGACGTAAGTGTCATGCATGAAAGCTTGGTTACGGAAATGCAAATGAACTTCTCTTCAGCAACTCCACGTAATCCACATATTGAGCTTGTTGGATACGATTTGGAAGCGAAGCTTGGGGCTCAGAGAGAGATCCGCATTTTGACAGACGCTTTGTCTGTAGACAGGAGGTAGCGTGGCTTGGCGATTTCCAAAAGTTCTGCCTATTTCAGGCGATATGCTTCATCCCAGCCACTGGAATGACAACATCGACTCTTATGCTGGAGAGATAAACGGATTTATCGACAGAGATAACCTGTCTTCAGGGTGTATCCAGAATAGCATGATTGCTAATAATGCATTCGTCGACGTGTTTACATCTGAATATAACGACGATGTGCCAATACATCGTGAGCCTGGGAATGATTTTGACATCAACATGAATACGACAGCGTGGCAAGCGGAGGATTGTGGCCCAGACAAAGACAAGATGCCAAGTCTCACGATTGATGTAGAGACTGACGGCTGGGTGATTTGTGATTTCCATGCATCGTATGAGTGGCTTTCACCGAAAGACCCGCCTGGAGGATCACAAGCCTACTTTCCACAGACTTGTAGAGAATTTATTTTTTGGTATTCCCATGGTTCGCCCTATACACCCGTTCTTCATGAAGACCTGCCCGGTGGCTCAGCCACGCCTGCTGGCGTAGTGCGAGAATATGCAGAAGATCTACGTGGGCCGTGGGAGAACAACGCTACAGACCCCGTCTGGATGGATGATGGCGGCGGCCATTATATAGGTGCTGGAGATAAGGTTCAGGTGCGAGCTAATGAGATCAATGCTGGATATGTTCAAAATCCGGTAGACCGCGAGTCTATTGCATTTAGGGTGTTGGTCGATGGAATCACAGTTGCTGAGACCGGCTGGATGTCTATCGGCATGTATAGGAATGGCGCATATCTTACTGGCGTTGCTCCAGTGTCTGCGGGCATCCACACAATCACAACGCAAGTGCGTGTCGCCAGAATTAAAAAGATGACAGCTACTTCTGGTGGTGGTCTCGCGGATGGTGGTGGTGTTCCTGTTAGCGTAATTTCATTTTCAGAAACGCGGGTGCCGGGTGAAGATGCCAAAGGCCGTGTTCGCTCAAGAGCTTTAAATGTCGTTTTGAGGAAGAGATAATGGGTAGGGTTTCACCACCAAAGGTTTTTTCTGGTCAGTCCGTCAGTGATGGTGCCCTTAATGCGGGTATCGCTGAGTTTGATATTCAATCTAAAAATATTGATGGATTGAATGTGCGTGATGAGGCTCTTGGTTTTGAGGAGTTGCAACCAAACTCATTTGTACGAAACTTCTCCCTATGGGGAGGGAAGGGGCCTTCCAGACTAATTGGCGATTACCGTGGTGCGGGTTCCGCCTCTGACACGGACAGTAAGGCGCGAGTAGTCCCTTTGTGGCGTCCTGATGATTCATATTCAAAGAACGGGGACGCTGGCTTACCAAATCGCCCGCATGTGAAAATCACAAATAATCCAGACAATGGTGATGTCACTATCGTCAGGGTTTCATGTGGAATTTATATGGATGACTATGGGTTTCAGACTCTAAGGAGAACCTTTGAGGACCGATTCAAGGGCCCAATCATAGGATGTAGTCTCGGGTTTAAGGAGGATAGCGCAAGTACAGATGGCAGCGCATACACTCGATTGAACTCAACTCGGCAGTGGTTTCAACTGCCATGGAGCGGTGCGAAGTGGAATCATCCACCAAAGCCTTACATTCATTCATCTTATTATAGCCCTCCTGAATCTCTTGCTGAACGCTATTTCGATGGCTGGTTCGAGACCCCCACTGGTCGTAACAAGCAGTGGGTGCGGTCTGACCAATGGGTAAATGGTGACCCGACCGATAGTGCGATGTCATTTTGTTACAACTTCAACTACCAGTCCACCTATGTCTGGAAGCCTTCGGGAACCGGGGACCAGACTGGTGTTTTCGCTTTGATGGCACTTGCTACTTTTGATCACCTTGGCAATAAGCCTTTTTGGGATCCAGAGGAGCGAAGCGGTATTGGGACAGGATCGTATACGGAGTATGATGAAGATGCGGAGAGAGACATAACCATTACGGGTGAAGCCGAGTGGAAGTTCCAAAAGCAAGGAGTGGAGTATCCGGGCTTCTACATTAGAAACTGCTCTATGAATGCAATCACGTACACTATGGGTCGCTAAATGCCACTTAGTTCCAACTGGTCTGCGTTTTCACCTGGTGATACGTTTTCCGCAAGCGAGATTATCCGGCGCTTCAGGGCTATGGAGTATTGGATCAATGGTCGGATAACGTCTACTGACCTCAAAGAAGACCCGTGGGTACGTTCACGCCACATCTTCAAACCAGAGTTCTATGGGTCGCCATCACCGCGAGTCGAGGCAGTTTCTGGAGACACTCACTATCGATATCGACCTTTCAATATTGAGTCTCGATACTACAGACATGAGGCTTCTGGCTGGTACAAGGCCAATGGCGAAAATGATGATGGGACGCGCATCATGCCGCTCGATCCGAAAACCGAGTTGAATGATGAAAACATCGCAAGCCCGGAGGAACTATTCGTTCCTGTCGAGGGTCTTGCAGCATCGATTCATTTGGACCACCCATCGCTGGTCACGGTCAATGCCAACTGGTATGCGTGGGAGTCTGGCGGTAACAGTGGATATACTTCTCAGGGGTACCAAAACCAAGCCTTAAACGACCGTGTCGCCCTGTTTCGCTTGATGCGAAAGAGTCCCCATGAAGGGGATGGTGACTCGGTAATCGTGAACTACACAACGCGGGTTCTTTATGGCCGGTCGAACACTGAACATTTTTTTAGGCGTCAAAACTTCAGTGTGACGTATATGCGCGAGTTCGAGGCTGGTACGCACCACATCTGGATTGGCTGCTTGTATCTTATGAAAGACTACACTGGTGATGGTTACACCAAGCTTGGAGATGATGGCACGGGGCACAGGTTAAAGCACGTCTATGTAGATGGCAGGAACTTTGTGCTGGATGCTACAAGGCTTTACCAGCAGCCAACGATCTCAGTAACTATTCCTTGATAGATGTTAGACTACTGCTGAGGATTTTCCCGTGGCCCAACTAAGCGCATACGAGCGACGACAGCTTGAGAACTACGCTCAAGGTCGTAAGAAAGAAAGCCAAGCTTCAAGCTCAGCCCTTTGGAGTGGTATCGGGACTGGGGTTGGTGGTCTCGCTGGCTTTTTCCTGGGCGGCGGCATCCCTGGTGCCAAGATTGGCAGTATGGCTGGTGCCAGTGCTGGCATGGGCTTGGGGTACCTCCTTGGAGGCAAGTCTGGGTACGAAGAGGGGAAGGTAGAAGGAAAGAAGAACATCCTTGCGGAGAAGAAGCTGGCTAAACAGCAGGCTGCTGAGCAGGGAAACCTTCAGTATATGGCGGACCAGGCAGCCAAGCGGTCGGCGGCGAATGAGTCTGCGGCTGCGAAGCGGGCATCAAAGGGTGGTGGCGCTCGACTTGCCGGTCCAGATGTGGTTCTTTCTGAGGCAATGAGCCCTGGCGCTGGCGCTGCTGGTGGTAGAACTGGCTACGATGGATTGAAGGCCCGTAGAGGCTGGACAGCTTAGGAGTTAATGTGGCAGACGACGCAACAGCTAAAGCGCAGGCATTGTCGAGACAGGCCTACTACATGAAGGTCATGAGCCAGGCCTCTCCGCAGGACCGTGCAAACTGGTATTCTACGACTGGTCAATTTGACGCGGCAAAGGCCTGGTCCAATGTTTCAAAGTTCCAGACTGCTGGAAACCTTGTTCTCGGTGCGCTTCAGATTCACATGGCTCACGCTATCGAGTCTCAGCCGGGCGTAGCGCCACCGCCACCGCCAAAGATTGCGCCACCCACTGCTGCAAGTGTCCAGGCACGTACAGAAGAGCTTTCTGCTTCTCGGTTGGCCCAGATTGATGCAGAACAAAAGCGCCGGGAGGCCCAGGCTGCTGTTCAGGAGGGGCGCACGTCGGTTGATGCACAAGAAGCAATGCACAGAGGCATGCAGAGGGCACGGCAGGCTGAAGCAGAGAGCGCTCGGGGCGCGGCGATACAGGAGGCAGGACAGCAGCGGGGGCTTATTGCACAGCTTGACGCGCAATATGCCCAGCAAAAGTACATTTATGACAAAGAAGAGAAGGCGCGGAAGCGGGTGGCCGACATGAACAGGCTTACTGGCTGGGGAATGTTGGCTGGTAAGGCCGTGTCCAGTCTTCCGTCACTCATTGGAATGATGGCTGGAATCAACTCTGCTGAGGCAAAGGCGATGGGCACCACCGTCGATGGGCTGAAGGCCATGAGGGCGGCCTCGGCGGCCTATGAGAAAGAAAACAAAATCCTGATGCAAATGGAGCAGGCCAGAAAAGATGGCACATTTACAGGTGACGTGCAGAGGAGGCTGCAGAATGAGTATGCCAAAGCGCGGGCTAAAAGAGATGCATTGGGCGAGAGGGCAACAGACCTTGGGGTCACGAGCCTTCCATGGGTGGAAGTTGAGGCCAGGTTGGCCGCTGACCGGGCGGCTGCGGCTAAGAAGCTTGGACCAGTAGTGCTTACCCAACCGGCCACAACCACAACTGCACCAACAAGCGCTTCAGCTAAAGCCATAAGCCTTGAGGACGAACCGCTCGTAGCGGCGATGGATGAAAGGAAGGCGAACAAAGAGGTTGCAGAGAGCGTTGGTGTCTTGGGAGCCCTTAATCAAGACCCATCCTTGGCCAGCACTTTGGGCGCCCCGCTCGCCCCAACCAACTCAGAGGGCCTGCAGGCCTCCAAGGGTACACAGATCGGCGCTGGCGGTCTTGGAGCACGTGGTTCCGGCCTCGGCGGCGGCGGTAGCGCTGGCGGCCTGACGACCATGGGCACCAAGGGCCGTGGGTCGGGTGATGAGGGCTACGGTCTAAGCAGCGGAGACTTCGGTACTAAGGCTGTAAGCAGCGGAGACTTCGGTACTAAGGCTGGTGGCCCATGGGTAAGTGATGGCAATACAATAGACTTGGGTGGTGGCCTATGGACAGATACGGCTGGCAACCAAATTAATGTTGCGCCTGGCAATGTTGTGCCTGTTGGCCTTACGAAAGTCTATTAGTGACCAATGGTGTGGAAGAACGGCAAGTCAGTAGCAGAAGGCGACCGTAAAGAGGGCGGCACACGGCAGACTGCATCTCGTGGCTCGCGTCCTTCTCGTGCTCTTCTGCCGAAGATCCTTCTTGATGCAACCGTCATTGGCCGTCGCCGCATGGCGGGTGGTTTTTTTGATAGCGATACCCTGCTCTCTAAGGTTCAAGCTGGTGCGATTACCAGCGGTGTGCTGACTACACTGGTTACCGTTGGGGCTTTCGCGGCAGATGCGGCCTCGCGGGCGCTATTCGCTACTGGCTTTGTGTCTTCAGATTTACTGGCATCAAGCGCTGTTACCAAAGGAAAGCTTGCAGGCGGTTTCTTGAAGCAGTCGGTTCTGACTGGTGCTGCGGCTGGGGCGTTCAGGCTTACTGGCATCAGTGCTGGAGATGAGCTTATATACGTGTATGAGCAAAACGGCACAAGTGGTTTAATTACCGATAGAACGTCTGAGTTCATGATTCTTTCTGAGGATTACATCAGCAACGTCGGTGGTGCAGATACCTCAGGTGATAAGCTATTGGTGCTGTATCTTGACCTGACATAAGCGAGGTTCCCGTGGCGCTCGACCCATATACTTCTTTCATGACGACAATGGAGCAGAGCCTTGCTCCACAGAGGCAGTTTGCTGCTCAGCAAGCGATGTATATGACGCAGCAGTCTGGCCCCGCTGGTCAAACTGAGATGCTTAAGCAGCTTGTTGCGCTCAAGAAGCTTCAAGAGAAGCGCGGAGGTCTATCTGGAACCAGCATAATGCAACACATCGATAAGTTGCAGACTAACCGGGCCAAACTGATTGAAGAAAACATGGACAACACATCCAAGGTTGTTCAGGAACACATGAAGCGGTCTGAGGAGAACAAGAAGCAAATCGACATTGGGACCAACTTTCCTAAGATTGCGGAAAAAATTGCTGGCTCTCCTGCATGGATTGAAGGCCGTCCAGCCTTTCAAAGCAAAGATGGAGACGGAGTAAAGCGATCTTGGTTGCTTCAGACCAACGCGATGTTGGGGTTGGCCGGGAAAGGCGCAAAGGCTGGCACTCGGGACGCAATCAAGTACTTCATGGCCAAAGCTGCAAAAGATGCTGGAGCGACTAATCCTCTTCATCTTGAGGGATATAAGGCTATTGTCGCCTCTCACTTTGGCGGAACAGACCCCACCAAGTGGATGCAAAACAGGTATCCGATTTACACGCCTGAGTCGGCACAGGCGAAGGCTCAGTCTGAGATCCCCGGCCTTAAGGTTATTGATGAAGACTTGATGGCTTCTCGGATTCTGGCGCATCGTGAATATGGAATGCCGCTTCCGCCCGATATTCCTCCAGAGATGCTGGCAAATGCACAGGCCCGCCAGAAGGATGAGGTCGACATCCTTATTGACCAGCTTAAAGGTCAGCTACTCTCTGGCGGCGGTGGCTATGGCGGGATGGCCCGGACTGCTTCAGTCAATCAGGCGCAGTTGATTCTAAACAACATGCTGTCTGTTCCTCCGCTGCTTGGTTCCAACCCGATTGGTGCGGGCAAGAAGATTATCCGGCTTGCGCTCAAAGCTGAAGAAGCGAAGCAGAGCGCCATGGAGGCCTACTACCTGTATCAAGAGGCCAGAGA